CCAAATTATCCTGTCGGTGAAAAGCGTTTGCTTCGCGAAAGTTGGCATTGCGTACACTTATTGATGCTCGGGCATAATAGTTAAATTTTAGATGCCACGCAAGCCATTAATAAATTAATACAGGCGTAGATTCACATAAGGTGGATCTTTTATTTTGCTTCATGAGGCTATCTGTCCTGTAGGTAACTTCATGTAGGCAAAATAATCGACATAGAGCACTGAAGCTTAACAATTTGGATTTATACAAACGTTAATCTAAGTTGCCAGTGTTTTGCCGAACGCTGGGTAAAGGCGCAGAGGTTATGAGCGACTGCGAGCGCTCATAATCAGAAGCTGGCGGTGAAAGTCCGCTGGGTGCTCGAGCACCGACAACCTTGAGGGTCGGCAGATCTCTGGCAACTTGGAGAAATGGAGAAAACGGGAAAACCGATGATAGAAAAAGACTATCACAAAACAACAAACTACGAGAATCATTCGTCAACTATTAGTCTAGTGCTAGTAATGGCGATCACAATGATAATCAGTATACTAACTACATCAGTAATCTTCCTATCAACAAGGCGACCGGCAAAAGATTTGTCGTCGTGTCGGTTGGTTTCTGAACAAAGTTCACGAATCGTTTCTAGCGACGGTGTCATTACCGATGACGCGATCATGGCAATGAACGGTCGTAACGTCGCTTACAATGCCGCGATAACAAAATGTTTAGAGGTAGTGAGTGAGTAAAATGGAAAAGCCTATTGAAAACGTCAACCACTGGTCATACTCATCAGCTAAAAACATCTATCACAGCGGCATTGACTACGCTGTAGGATTGAAGCTTGGACTGATTGAGAAAACCTACGGCAAGGCTGTAGATATTGGCAAATTGGCACACGCTCACCTACTTGGCGGCGAGCAAGAGTTCGTAGTCAAGCAATATCCAGACTATCGCACGAAAGAGGCGAGAGACTGGCGCGACGCGCAAACTCTCCCAATCATTGATGAAGCTGAGTTTGAAACGATTTGTACAATCGCTGAACGGATCAAAAGCCATCCGCTGGCAAATCAGCTGGTGCTTGGCAAGAACGCTCACCACGAGGTTGAGCTCAAGGCAAAAATCGACAGTAAAGACTGGGTCGGTCGAGCTGACGTTGTTGGCGTCCAGGGTGACGAGATCAAATATTGCCTTGACGTCAAAACCACCGCACGGTTTGACGACTTTAAGTGGGAAGCGCGCCGAATGGACTATGATTTGCAGGCGGCACTTTACTCACTGATCGCTAAGTGCGAGAGTAAAGAATTCTTCTGGGTTGTAGCCGAGACAGTCGCACCATACCGCGTCGGTGTCGCTACAGCGTCGCCAGAGTTTATCGACAGTGGATTTGTGAAGCTAGAGCGAATCGTTGGCGAGATTAAACGCTTTGATAAACGAGCTGGCAAAACAGACCTCGAAAAGGTCAACTTTAATATAAACGAAACCATGGACGATATCCTCGTTCTTGGAGATTGGAGCTAATAGTGGCAGAGGCGGCAGTTCAAAAAATAGACAATACGCCATTGACTTTACAGCAACTAGTAAAGTCTGACGCGATTATGAAGTCGGCCGAGCGTACGCTTGGCGAGAAAGGTAGGCAGTTTCTGACAAGTGTGTTGGCGCTGGCTAATAGCGACGAGAAGATTGCCAAATGCAATCCAATGACAACATACAATGCCTGCCTGACGGCAGCAACGCTAGACTTGCCGATCAATCAAAACCTCGGATTTGCCTACATTGTTCCATATTCAAACAAAGGCAAAATGGAAGCTCAATTTCAGATGGGCTGGCGCGGATTCGTGCAGCTGGCTATGAAGACTGGACAGTTTCAAAGCCTAGGGACACGAGCAGTTTACGAAAACGAACTTGCTGGTGTGGATAGTTTTACAGGTGAGCCAAAGTTCAATTTTCAGGCGAAGAAAGAGGGCAAAATCATTGGCTATATGGCGTACTTCATCTTGCTAAACGGTTTTCGCAAGGCTGAGTTCATGACGAAAGAGGAGCTTGAACAGCATGCCAAACGCTACAGCCAAACGTTCAAACGAGGCTTTGGTGTTTGGGTTGACAACTTCGAAGCGATGGCGAAAAAGACGGTTCTAAAATTGCTATTGAGCCGCTACGCACCGCTGAGCATCGAAATGCAAACGGCAATCGCTGAAGACCAGAAAGTCGGCGATGAGTACGCTGACAATAAACCAGGGTCATCACTAGAAATTGAAGACGCAGAAGTAATTTTGGAGGAAGACAATGGCAGCAATCAATAACGTAACTCTCATCGGCCGTGTTGTCCGAGACATTGAAGTTAATTCGACAAACAGCGGCAAGTCCGTAGCCTCATTCGCACTAGCGGTTGACGGCTACGGCAAAGATGCCGACGCTAGTTTCATCGATTGCGTAGCCTGGAATAAAGCGGCCGAATTGCTAGCAGAGTACGCACCGAAAGGCAAGCAAATTGGTATAACTGGACGCTTGCAAACCAGAATCTGGGAGAAAGACGACATCAAGCGTAAAGCCACTGAAGTCATCATCGACCAGTTCCAGTTTTTGAGCGACGCAAAGGGTAGCGGCAATAACGCCGCGCCAGCCACAGAGCGATACGCCGAAGACGACGCTAAAGCGGCAGGCACAACGACCAACCAAGCGGCTAAACCAGTCGAGGATGTCGACCTCGGCACGCCGATTGATCTCAGCGAAATACCATTTTAGGAGGGCTGCATGGATCAAAAATTAGCAACACGAATTATCTGCGAAGTTCTTTTCGAAAAATCTTCAGAAGATCTGGATGAGCTAATGCTCGACCTTCAAATTAACGACGAACCGCTCGTAAGATTTTGCGAACAATTCGATCTTGGGAATTGGTTCTACGATCAGATGACATTGCTAGATATCGACATTGTTGATGAGGTGTCTGTCATTGCTGATGAGCACCGCAGAGCTGAGCAAGACGAATTGCAAGAAATCGAGATACTCTACAGAGGACTACAAAGTCAGGGCGCATTATGAGTAGTTTAGATGAGTATGAGCTCAAGTATGAGAAGCCCAGGTGGCACAGGTTCAACACTAAAGCCAACCGAACCAAATTGGCGAAAGCTAAAGAACAAGAAAAACAATTTAAAAAGGAGAAGCAAATGAAAACTTCAAAAATTGAAACAATTAAAACAATCGTAATCACTGCACTAGTCACAGGCATAATCACCTTTATTGCCGGTACTATTTACGCGAACAATGTTCACAATCAGGTCAAGAATGAGGCTGCGAACATTGTCCGAAACGTCAAGGTTGAAACGCACGTCCAACCGTCAAAACAGTAGCGACGGTCAGGCAGCAGCCGTCGTCAGAGCAAAGCGCTGCGCGCATTAACAATCAGGCAGAGCAAGAGCCACCAGCACCCGCTCGCCCCCCGCAAGGATGCGAGGCTTATCGAGGGTTGGTAGCGCAATATAGTTGGGACGTGCGCACGATGCTTGCGATTATGCAGGCAGAGAGTGGTTGCAACCCAAACGTAACCGGCGACAGGTCGTTAACGTTCCAGCAAAACGGTCGGACATACGGCTACTCTGTGTCACTATTTCAGGTCAGGATCTTGCCTGGACGCGAACACTGCGACAATCACGAGCCGGCCACAAATATTGCCTGTGCCTACCAGATCTGGCGAGGACAGGGATATAAGGCGTGGTCGGTTTATACGAACGGCAAATATCAGAGATATCTATAAAAACAACGTTGGCCTCTCAGAGCTGCGGGTAGTATCGCAATTTTAGGATAGCTTTTATCAAAGCACCTAGTACCTTTTTGACGCTATCCGCACCTCTGGTGGGTGTAAATAGTAAGAGCCCGCAGCTCTGAGAGGCCAACAAAAATAATAGCACAATAGCTGGGAGGAAATATGAAGCTATTAGAAATGTTACTTGACAGAATACGGGACTGGCGAGCTCGACGAGTTCACGAAAGGCTGGCCGATGAGGCAGCCGAAGAACAGCTGAGCAAATTAACCGACAATGAATATCTAGATAGATTTTCAGGAGGCAGCCGTGGATAGCAAAATGAAAAAAGCGGCAGACACCATAGGCTATCTGATCGGCGGGACTTTAGTTTCGCTGGCTGGAATCGCTGTAATAGTTATCTTTGTTAGATTAATAATGTGGATCGTGGGGCTGTAAAAATGGGAATACTTACATCATTCACAATTCCGCATATGGTCTGGATTAGTGAGCAGGCGTATAGATTGGTCAACGCTGACATTGACGGTAAACGATTCAATCTTCGGTATGAGAGCATACCTGGCCTAAACAAAAGCGAGCTTGAGTTTAGTATTGGATTTGAAACATTTGGTCTTACACCTCGAGCTGAAGATGTTGAACGAGAATTCACCGAGCGGCTTGAGTTGCTTGGCGGTACGATCGAGGATCCAAATGACTAAAAAAGCACTTCGTAAAAAACAGCGTCGCAAGCGCAAGAAACTGGAGGCTACATAATGTCTCTGATGAATTGCACATTTACCGTTCGCTGGAGCGACGAGAAGAATAAGCCGCACGCGAAAACCTATGCTACCGAACCAGCCGCCAAGAAGGCCAAGAAATGGCTGCTCGAGCACGGCATTCGGAACGTAGACATTGCGGTCAAGATAAATAATAAGCCAGCTGGCAGTCTAAAAGACGACAAACCGCCTGAGACTGAGGCTGAGCAGAAAGGATTTTGGTGGGAGAAGTGAGCAGTATCGTTTCGCTAACCAAGCAGCAGATCGCTGTATATAAAATGGCGCAGAAGCCAACGCCGCAGAATAAGGTTTTGGAAAATGTCAGGCTGGAGGTTGTCGAGCAAGAGAAGGGCATATACAAAGCCACGCTCATCGCCACAGACGGCTATAAGCTGATCCGCCGCGAAGTTGACGCCGAGCCTGGCGCAAAAGCCTGCTCAATGAACATTCCGCAGAGGGTGCTCGTTGCCGCTGATAAAGTCATGAAGACTGACTTTGACCGAGCGTATGTTCACGACGGCAAAATCGTTGTTCGCACAAATCCGTACGGTGAAATGGTGCCAATCGATGAGAGTTTTCCGATCAAGGCTGAGATTCCGTTTCAAGAGCAAACCGAGCTGCGCTTTCCAGAGACACGCCCGTTCGTTGAGCAAAAAAGTTCAGAGGCGTTTCCCGTAAAGTCGGTCGTAGTTAATCCTAAATTGCTTATCGAGGCACTGCGACAATTCAAGCAGAGCGATGGCATGATGGGCGGCGTTACGATCCACGTCGGCAAGTACGACGAGCCAATCTTGATAAAATCCTCGCCAGATTATGCTTGGGACGGAAACGAGATCGTGGCTGGTGTTGCGCCGATAAAATCTGACGACGCATAAACACCATTAACCAATGACCTACCATACGTCGAAAAACTGGGCGAACATTAACAATTCAACCGCATAACTGGATAGATAATTGTAAATCAGATGGTAGAGCCGTGTTGCAACACGTACGCGACGGTGGTTCGAGTCCACCCAATTGTCTATTCAACTGGACAGATGATATGCACATCCTTTCCTAGGACGCGCCAGCCCACCCGGCGCGTGACCGAAAAATCGTGAAACGTTGTGAGCCTTTTTTGAGAGTAAGTTTTGGCGTAGTGCAACGTGTATCGTCTGTCTGACTGGCAGCATGAGTACCTTCAAACAACCAACGCCAAAAGGCGCAAATACTGTAGCGCTCGTGCTATCAACTGGCAACATCATCAAGAAAAATTAACCATATTAGTGCTTTACGAATGGTGTTGTCAACTGGCTATATAAGCAGTGAACTAGCAGTCGCTAGTCGCTCATCGCAGTAAGTGCAGTTCCTAACCTGTATTAGCTGGTAACGGGCAGATGTTGGCTAAGTCCCGTGTGAGTTTTTCCTAGCTGCTTGTATAGCCACCAGTTATGCGGTTGAGCCTGTATAACGTTTTATTTTAGGGACACGCCATACAGGAAATGCGTAAACAACACACAATGTATTTTACATATGTTTAACATAAGGACAACCAATGAACATAACACACTACGATTTATTCGCAGGTATAGGCGGTTTTTCGCTAGCACTGGAGGAGGTATTCAATGAAGCAAAAATTAACCATATCTTCTGCGAATGGGCAGAATTCCCCACCGCAGTACTCAAGAAGCACTGGCCAAACGGGACATTTTACGGCGATATCGCCGGCCTTATTGCCGACACCGACAGCAAGAGACACAAGAGTAGTGTCGCCGAAACAGAAGCCACGGGACGATCTGACCTGTGCAGTGGAGCTAGGAGCAGTAAAGAACAAGTCCTCACTATACTCACAGGAGGTTTCCCCTGCCAGCCGTTCAGCCACGCAGGACGAAGAAAAGGCACGGCAGACGACCGCTACCAGTGGCCAAACATGTTTCGAGTTATACAAAACGTCAAGCCAGACTGGGTCATCGCTGAAAATGTGCGTGGGCTTGTTACTTGGAACGACGGCATGGTACTCGAGCAGGTGTGCGCTGACCTGGAAAGCGAAGGTTACGAAGTACAACCGTTTATTATTCCAGCTTGCGCCGTCAACGCCCCGCACCGGCGAGACAGAGTCTGGATTATTGCCAACTGTGCAAACCCAAGGGCTAAAGGTTTGCAAAAACGGGAAATCAATCCCGATGATGCTGCCGACGCCAGACGCATCAGACGGAAGCAGAGGTCCAGCGAAAACATACAACCCGAGAGCAAAAAGCCAGAGCGGCAGAACAGTCACTACTCTGGTTGGGAGCGGGACTGGCGAGAAGTTGCGGCTTCAACCTGCAATGTCCGAATGGATGATGGGCTTTCCCGAGAGGTGGACGGAGTTTCCTACAGCTTCGCCAAGTGGCGGAACGAATCAATCAAAGCCTACGGCAACGCAATAGTACCTCAAGTAGCGATGGAAATATTTAGAGCAATTAAGAGGACAATTAATGTTAACTAAATCACCATCTACAAATAAGCGAAAAAACAACAGGGGTGAGATTACTAAATATTGTGCCTCGTATAAATAAAGAAAGGATAGATAATGAGTGAAATTGTAGGACGCAAAGGAAAGCTCATACTTTGCAAAAAATATAAAGACGCTGATGATCTTCAATCTAATTTGAAAAATTTCTGGCAAAGCATTCCTATAGAAGAGCGTGATAAATACTATAAAGATGCAGAAGAAGTTGACGAATACGATCTAGAGGACAACGGCTATGTCATTATCAACGGGAATTGTATTTATAAAGTTGAATTAGACAAAGAGTTCGACGTGTATGACAACTTTGTTGAAATCACTCAGGTTCAAGATGGTGTTTATGAATTCATGACGCAGTTCTATAACGGCTCAACCTGCCTTCAAGAAATGCTGCAGGAGGGTTTTGATCAAACAAGGGATAGTCTAAAGACGAAATGATGAATATCAACTAAACCACTAATTTTGTGGACATAAGAAAGGAGATGTCAATGAAAGAAATCGTAGTCATAGACGAAAACAAGGGAATTAAAAATGAATTACCAGAAGAATACAAAGATACCAAGGTCAAGTTCTCGTACTATTACAAATACGAATTTCATTATGAAAGTGATGAAGTTATTGTCGTCGCCAATGGCTATAGCGGCGATAGAATCTACCGTGCTGGACTAGACGCCGAGCAAACAGTTGGGAGTATTTTAAAGGAAGCTGACTGGGGCGAGTTTGTAATATTCGATAAGTATTTTGACAAAGAGAGTGGAGACGCGCAATGACTGACATAAAACGGCGAGGCGACCCTCGCGCGCTGTCATGCAACGATGGACACGATCTGTGCTATTGCGCTGGTCGTCCAGAGTGCCACAACTGCGGCCAGCCGCTATGGGACGACTACGTTAAAGAACCGCTAGACCACAGTAGCTATAACTACGATCATACAGAGTGTTGCGACCTGGTTTTAAGCCATTTTACCTATGACGACTGGGAAGTGGGCAACGATGACAAACTACGAATGCATGACTATGTACTTGTAACTTATATAGAGCCAGAAACTGGTAACAAGATCCGTATTGCATGTCAAATTGTAGAATTTTTTGGACTAGGATTACCTGCATTTAGAGTTTTGGAAACTGGCGATAACATGAGCATTCTGGGTGCGTATATTACGAATTGCCGCCTCGTGCGGATTAAGGAGCTAGGAGAGAATAATGCGTGAAATAGAGTTTAGGATCTGGGACAGCCTGAGAAGAGTTTACCTTAACAAAAAAGATATAGCCATAGACAACCTAGGCAACATATTTGTATTTGAGGTCTGCGATGACAATGACGCTGATTTGTGGCATGCGCGGATTTTGTCAGACCCGGACAATGAGCGATATGTCATTGAGCAGGCTACAGGAATGAAAGACGAAAATGGCAACGAAATATTCGTTAATGACATCGTTGAGATGCATTATTTTGAACAGTATGCTGGTCCCGGTGAAGTCGAGAAAACTGTTATGGGAGTGGTTAGCAAAGACTCTATTGGTTGTTTCACTCGGGTGGGAGACAAAAAGTATTATTGGCTTCATTACCTAGAGGACGCTGAATATTATGGAGATACCGAATACAATGAAGAGCTTGAATTATTAGGCAATATCCACGAAAACCCTGAATTATTGGAGGAGAAATGAAATATATTTGGATTGGCCGCCGACCAGTTGCGGACGATGTTCAGATGGATATCTTTATTTTTGACAGTACGCTCGTTGAAGCAGCACCAATTGATAGAATGTGCGGATACTTGCTTAACAAAGACGCTAAAAAACTAAACGAGTTTTTGGATAAATACGCTGATGCTCAGCCTTTTGATAGAATCCTCTGTTATAAAGACACCGGAGGGCTGACTGAGCGTTTTATTAAAGAAATTAAAGAGGCAACAGAGAAATGGAAGAGATAGCCTACATAAAAGAATACATCAAAAGCAAAAAACACAATGAGCCCGAATTCTGTGTTTCGTGTAACACTACACTTGACGGAAAAATTAAATATTGGGCTAGCTTTTCTATGACCGACGACGAGAACGAAGATTATATAGATCTCGTACAAGTTGAAGGCGATAGTCAAATGGAAGTCGTCCACAAGATTGTAGAGTATTTAAAGAGCGGAAGCCATTATGACGACGGGAGATATCTATGATTATCCCCTTTGCAATGGAGCTGAGGAAGCGATTGCGTTTATCGAGGAGCGTGCCTGATGAAGCGTAAGATCAAAGGGCGCAACTACAAAACGCCAACACCTAGAGTTTACAGGTTGAAAGAAACTCGCACTACACAATTTATCCGCAAACAGCTGATAAATAAGAATGGAGCAATATGTTCACTCTGCGGCAATCCGATTGAAACAATGAAAGATTGTACGATTGATCATATCATCCCAATTAGTAAGGGTGGCTTGACGACGATTGAGAATTGTCAGTTGGCACATAGAAATTGTAATTTGAGTAAAGGTAATAAGGAGGTTTGAAGTGGGGCTGATTAGAAATATTAAGGCGATGGCTGACGTGCGTAGGCGAGAGCAAGACATATTAGCATCGAAATGCACAATAAAAATCGGCGACAGAGTGGCGTTCGCTCGAAATATTGATAAAGACGGCAGAGTAGTAGTGGGTGTAGTTGTTGGATATAAAAATGGTGTGTTCGTGGTTAAATACGATCCGCAACTCATCGTCGGCAATACTATTCAGTATTTTACTAGAAAATCTTATGAGCTGACTTTAGTTCATGACGTGGATAAACCAAGCTAGCTAAAACATAATGGGCGTAAACGTCAATAATATGTGTGCGCCTAAAAGGTTGACTGAGGCGGCGGCGAATTATGTGCCGCCTCTTTTATGTTATAATAGCCATAGAATTGCGGATCGAAAGAGCCGCTTTTTTATTTGGAGAAATTATCATGGCAACCAGAAAAATGATGCGCAGGAACAGGCGAAGTAGCAAGCAGGCTAATCGCAAAAACTCGAAGCAGCAGCTGCGCGGGATTGTTAAGGATAAGCAAAAAAAGCCACCTGTCAAGCTGTCAAAACAGCCTGAACAACCAGAACCAGGACAGCCAACGAAATATAAGCCAGAGTATTGTCAGCAACTCATTGACTATTTTTCAATCGAGCCACTAGAAATTATTAGAGAACAGGAGATAGTCGGCACCGAGGGCGGCAAATACGTCTCGCGCCGCCTGCCGCAACGTTTCCCATGGTTTGAAGGCTTTGCCAGAAAAATTGGCGTTCACCGCAATACACTGAAGAACTGGTGTGCTGAACATCCAGAATTCGCTGAAGCCTACGAAACTGCCAAGGATTTACAGCGCGAGTTCATCGTTGACGTGGCTTTGAGCGGTGCTGCGCCACCAAGTTTTGCTATCTTTACTATGAAAAATGTCTGCGGCTGGCGGGACGAGCGAGACTTGAAGCTGAAAAAAGCGAAAGAGGAAGGTGATATTGATGACGACGAGCTCAAAGCAGCCATCTTTGAATAATCTCACCAGAGCGGATATTCTGCGGCTTTGCGACAAGTATTGGGATACTGACCGCGACAAGCTACGCCGCTATCTACTGGCGATATTCAAGCGGCGGGAGAATATTCACCTTTTCGGCTGGTTCATCGCACGGCCGTATTTTCCACTAGAAACGCCGCCGTTTCACAAAGAGATATTAGACCTGATCAGCAACAAGGACAATCGGCGAGTTGGCGTTATTGCACCCCGTGGTCATGCTAAATCAACCACAGTAGATATGACATACCCGTTGTGGGCTGGTTGTTTTAAGCAGGAAGAGTTCGTGGTGATAATCAGCGATACCTACACTCAGGCAGCTGAGTTCATCAACGCATTGAAAGATGAGTTTGAACACAATCCGAAAATCAAGTGGCTATTCGGCGACATGAAGGGTGACGATTGGCAAGATGGTGAGTTTGTGTTGAGCAACGGCATTAAATATGCTGCCAAAGGTTCTGGTATGAAAATCCGTGGTATTCGCCATCGACACACCCGACCGACGCTGATGATATTTGACGACATTGAGAACGACGAGAATATTAAGAGTGCTGAGCAACGTCAAAAGCTCTATCATTGGTTTACCAAGGCGGCCATACCAGCACTGGCAAGAGGCGGGCGGGCTGTTATAATCGGTACGATTCTTCACTTTGACAGCCTCGTAAATAAGGTGATGAAACAGCAAGACGTGTTTAAGAGCTGGCAAACGCGGGTGTTTTACGCAATCACCACGGAAGAGGACGGTACAGAGCGGGCTTTGTGGCCAGAGCACCGCAGCCTGGAAAAGCTGAGGGCTATGCGAGATGACCCGAGCGATCAAGAGTTCGTTGGCAGCATTGCTTTTGCGCAGGAGTATCAGCACAAGCCGTTCAGCGAAGAGGATGCTATCATCAAGCCTGATTGGATTAAAGAATGTGAGCCGAGCCAGGTGCCAGATAAGCATGCACGGCTGGCGAGGGTGCTGACAATCGACCCTGCCGCCAGTGAACGCCAGACGGCCGACCCAACCGCTATGGGTGTCGCTGACCTGTACACTGATGGAAATGTCTACATACGTGCGATACGCAACCAACGAACCTCGCCGAGTGTTACTGCTGATACGGTAAGGGAGCTTGATGAAATATACAAACCGCAGGTGGTTGGTATAGAGGAGGGCGCGCTGGGGCTGGTGTTTCGGGATTTGCTGGCGGGACTACCTGTTATTGGCTTGAAGCCCGACAAAGACAAGGTACGGCGACTGCTGGCCGTGAGCCGATTCTTTGAGGCTGGTAGGATATACATCGTCAAGGATATTCAGAATGGGCAGGCGTTACGCGAGCAGCTGATTGAATTCCCGAAAGGTACTCATGATGATATGGTGGACATGGTGGTTTATGCGATACGGTTGCTGCTGGTGGAGGGAGCAGGTCAGGACTCTGACGGGTTTGATGAGAGCGGGGCGTATCACGAGAAGAGAAGTATGGATGATGAAGATGAAGAATATTGGTCGGATGATGCTTATATGGTATAATCAAAGCATGAATTGCGGTTATCACAGCCGCATTTTTCTTTTGGTCTAGGGTAGCCGCCTTATTGCGAGGAGCAAAAGTAGTGGCATTTTTTAGTAAGAATAACCCAGAACCGACACCGAAAAATCTAACAAGCGAAATCGGCTTTGCCGGCGACATTGTATTTGAGGGCTTTGATAGCGAGGAGTCACGAGTTGACGACATCAAAATTGAAGATTACCGCAAAATGCTCGACAACGACACGACCGTTGAAGCGCTGTATAACATTTTTACTATGAGTATTCTGGCGGCAACGTATCATATTGACGCCGACAGTAACGATGAGGGGGAAGTGCAAGCTGAGCTAGTGCGGCGCAATCTGCTAGAGCCGCCGCACAAAGGTGGTATGCAAACGCCGATGAATCTGTTTATTGATCAATCTCTAGCGGCGATTTATGAGGGCTTCGCACTGTTTGAGAAAGTCTATGAAGTACGAGACAGCAAATTGGTACTTAAGAGACTGGCGCACCGCGACAGTACCACGCTCACACTCATTCGTGATACGGATGGTGGCTTTGGCGGAACAAAACAGTGCGCTGCTGACTCCGATGGTGTTTATCACGAGGTAATCATTCCAGCACACAAGTGCTTCCTGTTTACGTATGGCAAGAGCCGCAGCTATCTTTATGGCCGCAGTGCATTCAAGTCGTTGTATCCACGTTACGACAAGAAACGTCGGCTAGAGTATTTGGATAGTATTGCTTTGCAGGCTGACGCCATTAAACCGAAAGTTTTGCGGCGTATAACTGATGGAGTAGTGACCGATGAGTTAAAGAGGGCACGCAATAAGGCGCTTGATGTTTTAGGCAGGCTAGGCAAGCGTAACTCCGTGGCGTCGTTACCATACGGCTACGAACTTGATGTATTGAACACAGAGGGTCGTGATCCGCACCAGTCAATCGAACGGCAGAACTCCGAGATGGCACGTGCGTTTCACGCAAGCGTTATTTTAACCGCAACCCAGGGCTCGGCAAGCAATGTTGGCTCGTACAGCCTGAGCACCAACCAGAAGGACCTATTGCAAACAGCAATCACTGGTGTCATGCGGCTGCTGGAAGCGCATATCAACCAATACCTCATCGCCGACCTCATTGACTTGAATTTCGCCGAACGACACTATCCAGAGTTTCATTTCGATACACCTGACGAATCGATTATCTCGGCGGTGTTTGAGGCGTTTAAATTGCTCGTGCAAAAAGACAAGGTGTCAGATGATATTGCTGCTGGAATCGAGGAATCAACAGCGACACGCCTTGGTATTGATTTAGAAGCGATTAAAAAGCGGCGGCAGGAAGACACGGAAAATGACAAGCCCACTGACAAAGAGAACGAAAACGCGGATGACGACAAAGATGGAGGTTCTGGCGGCGACGCCGGCAAATTTCTAGGCGAAGATGACAAGCTTGGCGAAACTGCTCCGCCTGAGCCGCACGAGCATGTTGCAATCGACCGAGATTTGACCGACGCCGAAAAACGCGTTAAGTTCGAGGTAATCGAAAAGTGGATGGCTGAGCAAGAGGCGAGTTTTGAAACCGCAGCGACCGAGGAATTGCGTAAAGCGGTGGCTGATATCTCGCTTGACGAGGAGTTCACGCTGCCAGCTAGCTATTCTG